GCCGTGTCAAACGTAGTGCGCGTGGCCGTGCCTGTTGGTGCAGTCCAACCTGTGCGGCGGTCTGTGACTACAGAAAGGCCATTAACTCTGACGCCTTGCCCTGTCTGCAAGAACAATGACCCGCCCGTGCCGACAGATAGGTTTCCATCCAAAACCTGAAGAAACCCAGCAGATGCCTGAAGGACAATGTTGCTTTTTACGCCCGACCCATTAGACCAAGAAAATAACACATTCTGGCTGGCCAAGTTGTTTCCCGTTGCCGCCGTCATGCCAACACTTAGCGCGTTATCGGCGCATCCATCAAAAGATGCAAACCCCGCAACCCATTTGTATCCAAATGTCTGCGACAAGGTATTCACAATGTACGCATTTGCATTCGTAGGCTGAGCGAGAGAGTTGCCACCAACAGACACGCCGATGATCTGGGTGTTTGGCGACATGACGTTGAAGTCTAACTCAGCCCCAAGAAGAACGCGGCCCGTGCCAGTATGCGCCGTCCTAGTGTTGCTATCCTGCAGGAGCGTATTGATCCCCCAGCCTGCCCCGCTATCAACAGTCACCACACCGCCAGCGAATAGCCCGACAGCGTTGTTGCCGCCCCCCGATGCGGCTGCATCCACTCGAATGTAGCCAGATATTGCCGACAGATGCGAACCAAGGGAAGAACCGGGAGGCAAATACGCAACGGCTTGAAGAACGTCGTAATAGGACACGCTCGGGAACATGTTCCCATAAATGTCGTATCCATCAACGCTGCTATTTGTGAACTTTTTCCCGTAGCGTTCGCTATTGGTAAAATTATACCCCGAAGGGAGAATGAAGTTGCTGCCGTTGAAGGAGACCGACCCATCCATCTCAATGGCTGCCACACCAAGATCAACAGCAGTTGAAATATTATACGGACCCGGGCCATTTACGGTCAAAAGCCTGCCGCCAGAATTGTTTGCAGCGTCAATGGCGTCTTGAATTGCCGCCGCGTCGTTAGCGACCCCGTTGCCAACCGCCCCGAAATGCTGCGGCGTCACTTCCCCATTCGGCACCCACCCGGCCAGATCGGCAATCGCGCTTGACGATGACAAGCGGCGATATTCATACCCCGCCGCCGTTACAATCTTCCCATCAGACAAGGCAAGGCCCGGCGTGGCAGTGTTTGCAGCTACGAAGTCGGCACGGGTGGCATAATCAGGGGGAACGTCATTTGCAGCGGCCACGGCAAGCGCGGCGGCGGCCTCGGCTTCATCGCGGTATTCGCGGGCCTGATGCACAAGCGGATCGACCAGAGCCACGGGGGCGTTAAGCAAATCGGCAATATCCGCCGTGGGGCTGTCAGGTACGCCAATCACAAACGGGCGCGTTGATTTAGCCAGCAGCGAAACCGTGTATTGACCGGGGATCAACACCACGGAAAACGCACCCGCGCCGTCTGTCCGCGCTGTCACCTCGTCAGGGCGAAGCAGGGCGGCATCGTAAAGCACAGGGGCATTCAATCGCGTAAATTTCACTTCGTTATTAGCGACGATTTGGCCCTGCAAATTACGAATTATTCCGGTCAGAACGGTCATTCCGCACCTGCAATATTGAGAAAATCAGTAGTAGTTTGCGCGCTGTCCAGCGTCGGCCTCGTCGGCGTCCACTGTGCCGCTATCGTCCAGATCGCGCACATCATCCCGGTTATCGGCCCGGATCGTCGCCATCAGTCTGCGCCATGCCAGCCCGCGCGTTGTGGGGGCTACAGCAGGCGGATATTCGGGGGCGAGTTCAACGGCCAGATACCGCGCCAAGGGCTGGAAAGATACTTGCGGCGTCGTGTCCAGCGTCCATGTGATGGTTGCCTCATTGCCCAATTCGGCAAAAAGGCTGTCCAGCACATCCCCGCCATTCGCCGCTTGATCGGCGGTCAAAGCCTCGTCCTCGGCCTTGACGTTGATGATGCGGAAAGCCCGCTCAATCACGTCAAGCCGGGTCGGCATCTTGCACCTTACGCGGGCGGCCACGCTTGGGGGCTACGTCATCCGCGCTTTCGTCCAGCACTTCAAAATTCGGATTGGCGGCCACAATCGCTTGCAGATTGTCTGGCACGTCAAATTTGCAGAACGGGGTCAGGCTCAAGCCCTTCCAATCCCCGGATGCACTCAGCAGATACTTGGCGCGCATGGCGTCCTCCATGTTGGAAGGGGGCGAGTTTCCCCGCCCCCGTCTGGATCAATCGACCGAGTAGGCCAGCGACATAGTGATGTCTTGCGCCGATGCCGTGGTGGTCGCGCCTGCGGTGTAGCCACACACATCAGCGAAGCCGCCGGGGTCAGCCGACAGGCCCAGCAGTTCCCAGACCGTGCGGCCTGCGCTGGTGTGGTCGGTGAACGGCAGGACGCCCACAACGTTAGCCGTGGCCACAGCGAAAGCAGTGGACATTGCAGTCGTGGACGAAGTGAAGTTGCCCTGCACGGCTTTGAAGCCCATCGACAGGGTAACAGAGGCCCCAAGCGCGTCGTTGTAGACGCGGCTCAGGCCGTGGATGCGCGCGCTGGTCGGCACGCGCGCAAACACGATTTCATATCCAACCACGGTAGACGCCGGGACGGAAATGGTGCTGTCAAGAATGGTTGCAGCACGTTCGGCCTTAACTTGGAACGTGTCCAGTTTGACCACAGAGCGAAGGGTTGCGTTAGGCATCTGTGATCCTCCTTAGACCGCAGCCGGAGCCGAATACCAGACCGACACCATGCCGTGCTGGAAACCGTTGTAGATGAGCTTCTCAACGCCACGGCACTCTTCAATGGCGACGCCATATTCAAAGCCGTAGTCAGTTTCGGTCTTCACCCGCGAAGTCGGTTCTTGGCCCCAAGCAATGCCCAGAGACTGAGCGCCGCACAGTGCCGCCATCGAAACGTCCGAACCGCCGTTGCCGACGCCCGTGATAACCGGGACTTCCGGCACTTCACGGATGATGACGCCATCCCAGATCAGGTCGCCGTCTTGGAAGATCGGGTTAGACGACACATCACGCGGGCGGGCTTCACGGTTGGCGGCAAGGATCGTTGCATCACGCTTGAGGTCGCGGAAACCGCGCGAACCCGTGAACATGATGAACCATTCCCGGCCTTCCGCATCGTCCACCTTGAACGGGCGAATATGCGGGTCAGACTCAAGGGCGCGCATCTTGGCCAGCGAAACCATGTTGGCCGAGAGGCGGTCGTTGGTCGTGTCAACGTTCAGCAGCGACGCCGAATGGTCGTTGCCGCTGTTGTTGGACACAGCCGCGCCGAACAGGTAGCGGTCAGCATTGGCCGCAAGGTAGGCGTCCTTGGTGGCCTCTGCCTGCGCTGCGTAGGCTTGCAGCGGGGTCAGGGTTGCGCCGCCAGCATCGGCAGACTTGCCTTGCAGGAACGAAGTCCCATCCACGGCCATCAGGGCGCAGATGATGTCATCCCGCAGGCTTTCCGATGCCCACGTTTTCAGTTGCATACGCGCCGCGCGGCGCAGGTCCATTTCCGTCCAGCTTTCGTCGGGCTTGGCGATGACAACGCCATTGCGGTTCCAGTTGACGGTGATGGTTGCGTTGTAGTTGCCAAGGGCTTCTTCGTTGCCCGACAGGCGCGCGGTCCCTTGCACGCCGCCAGACTTGAGGCGGGTGATCAGGGGGATGTTGATGCTTTTGCCGCCCGAAGTCAGTTCGTACTTCGTAACGATTGGCATCATTGCGTTGCCGTCGCTCCGGCCCATGTAGGGGCGGAAACGGTTATCGCGGACATATTCCGCGAAGAATTGCGCATCCCACTTTTGAACGCGGGATGCAGTATTGAGAGAGGTCACAGCCATTTCTCAAACTCCATGTGGGTTGATGCGGTTACGAACCGAAAGCCGCGTCAAACGCAGACCCTCTGGCCCGTGGTTCACCTGCTTTCCCGGCGGCTGGCGCTGATGCCAGCGAACCGGGGATGCGGGGTTTTGGCGGCGCAATGCCCTGCTGTTCAGCCATCAGTTCGGCGCGCAGTTGTTCCTTGATCGCTTCCATTTGCTTGGTTTTCCAAGCCTCTGGATCGGCCCCGATTTCCTCCACGACACGTTGCCGCTTGTAGAGTTCAACCGCCGCGTGGAACGGCGAAGGGTGGTCAAGGAGTTGTTGCGAAAGCTGCGGGTTCTGGTCGAAATAGGCGTAAGCCGCCTTGACCTCTTCCGCGCCGAAATCTCTTTCAGCGAGGAAACGCGACTGTTGCAGCTTCATGGCGGTAAATTGCGCCTGAAACTGGTTTCGCTCGTATGCCAGCCGCTGATCCGGGTCTGCGTAGAAGTCCGGGGCGGGCTTGGCGTTTTGCTGCGCTTCAATCTGTTTGCGCCATTGGCGGAGTTCTTCCGCTTCGCGCTCGGCTTTCTGGCGGCGGTCGCGCTCGTCCAGCAACGCACTGATAGGGATGGCACTTGGCTTTTCTTCGACAACTGCCGCAGGCGGCGCGGCTGGTGCTTCGCCCTGTGCTGGTTCCGGCGTCACAACTTCGGGCGTTTCCGCCTCTGCCATGATTTCAGGTTCCGGCTGTTCGCTATTGAGGAAATCAAGCTTATCGCTCATCAGGTCGTCTCCCATATCGTGGTGAGTTACGCATCGCCCTTGCCCCGGCGGCGGGGTTGAGTTGTCCGTCTCAACTGCGGTGGTCGCCCGTTAAAACCCGGCGGCGGTATTCATGGGCCGCGTTGCTTGCAACACGACATCGGCCTGCATTTTGCCAATGCTTGCCATATCCTTGGCGGCGGCAGCGCGGGCGCGTTCGGCCTCGGCTTCCGTCTTGTCTATCTCTGCCACAGCGCCACGCTGCGCCAACTGGGATTGCACCTGCGCCTCTTGCGCCTGCATTGCCTGCGCCTCTGGCGGCGGCTGTAGCTTCTCCATCAGCTTGCGCTTGTCGCGGATGTCAGCCACGTCAATCAGCACATCCGGCGGGATCGGCACGCCCTTAGCGGCCAGATCGGCCAGCTTGTCGAATTGTTCGGCGCGCAGCGATGCATAGTCCGGGGCCTGATCAACGATGATGTCCACGTCAATCTCGGCAACGGCGTTCATCATCTGCGGCCCGTAAGGCCCCATCACCATTTGGTTGACGCCAACGAATTGCGCTGATGCCTCGTCTTCTGTGACCCTGATCCAGCGCGGCTCTTGCCAGAATTGCTTGATGCGGTGCCAGCAAGCCCGATATACGCGCTCCGTCCAGTCCCGAAGGCTGTCGTAAATCGGCGCAAGTTCGGCCAATCCCGCCTGCTGTTGCGCCATGATCGCACGGCCCGACTGCTGGCCCGACAACTGCCCCAGCAGCGAAGCGTTAGGGCCAAGCATGTCAATTTCCGACTTGGCCTCCTGCAGCAATGCAAACTGGCCCTGCGTCATGTCCATTGTTGGGATGATGTCAAACGGCTTCATGCCCGTCTCTGGGTCATAAGCCGCCGGGTCAACCTCAACGTGACCATCTGGCATTGCCAGTTGACGCTTCATAGCAGCCACGTCTACAGCGCCCTTCATGCCCATCGTTTGGCGGTTATTCAAAGCGTTCAACAGCTTAGAGCGGCGCTTGTTGATTTCCTCTTGCATGGAAATCATGTCCCGCACCACGCCATAACGGCGGTTTTCGCGGTCCACATAGCCCGACATCAGAATGATCGGGCAGCACGGCTTCCCCTCCTCGACGTAGGGCGACACGTTGTTAAACAGTTCGCCCTTGCCCGTGAAGATAGCCAAATGCCACTGACCGTCGCGCTTGTAATACATCTGCGCCACGCGGACACGCTTTAGCCGCTTGTCGGCCCACGCCATGCCACCCTCACGCTGCGGGCGGTCCTCATAGGTTTCCCCGGCAACGCCATCCGCGCCCGTGTCTAGGATCGCCTCAAGTTCGGCCTGTTCGCCTTCCCAGAACGGCGCGGCATATTCCATTGCAGCGTCAAGCGACATCCACTTGAGAACGCCCAAATAGGACGCGTCGGAAAAGTCCTTTTCGCGGCTGTGCGGATCAAAGAAGATTTCTTCCCAACGCAGCCGCTTTATGCAGACATCCATCTGCCCATTGTATTCTTCCGCAATGACCTCAACGCCGCCATAGCCCTCAACGATCAGGTTTTCAAAGGCGCTGGACCGCTTTACGTCGATACGCTGCGTTTCCTCGACAAAGCGCAGGGCCTTGGTTGCCAGATCAGCGGCTTCCTCGTCCTGGGGGTTGCGCGGCTGCGCTACGGGATCGACACGGCCCCGCTGCTCAATGCCCACCATTGCGTCAATCTTCCGCTTGATGCGGTTAATCGTGATGACAGGCTGTTTGCGCTTCTGCAAAATGGCGACTTCTTCAGCCGACCATTGATGGCCATCGTAATAGTCCCGGTCACGCTCGGACGCCTCGCGCGCATCGCTGGTCAGATCGGTCGCCCGTTCTGCCATGCTCTTGAGTTGCGCGAGGTCAAGCATTAGACCGTTCTCCAGTTCTCGTCTTCGCGTTCCGCAGGTCGGTAATCAGTCGGCTTGTGCAAGCGGTCGTCGTCTAGGATCACGTCCAGCGGTATCAGCTTGCCCTTGCGGTGCAGGCGCTCCACGGCGTAGCGCAGCGCGTCGATACCGTGGTTGTTGGCATCCTCAGGGGTTGGCAGGATCGCCCCCGTGCGCTTGTCGATTTCATAGGCGTATGAACCAAGTTCGCGGATTAGGTTTATGCAGCGCGGGTTGACGACAATATCCAAGCCCTGCAAAAAGCTGATCCCGTCCTCAATTGACCCCTTGCCCTTCTTCGCCCCCCTCATGCGGGGGAAGCCGTGGCGGCGCAGATAATCGATTGTCTCAGGCCGCGCGCTGTCAGCGTTCAACGGCCATTGGTTAAACTGCGGTATCTTGCCCAGCAACAACGGCAGGGCATCGGTTGGCACGCCCGTTTCGCAGGCTTCATGGTCTACATACAGCAGGCGGTCGCCTATGAGGCAGCAACGCAGCCCGAAAGTCGGGTCAGTCGCAAAGCCGAAGTCAACACCGCCATACCAGATCACGCGGGCGGGCGGCTCAACCTCGCCAACGCGCCAGTTGCGGAAGATGCGGGCCTCAGACAGTGACTGATACTTGCCTTCCCAAACATGGGCATACTTGTCCGGGTTGCGTTCCCGGTCGCGCGTCATGTCTTCCCGCAAGGCCTCGGGAAAGTATGGGTTGTCAGACCAGTTCGCTAGAACCACCGCCGCGTTGCCGCGCTGATCGGCGCGCAACATAACGTCGATAGGGTCTGTCTCGCTAACCGGGTTCCAGCTTGCCCAGATTTCGCTGCCATCCTTACGAATGGTTGGCGTCAACAGGTCCAAACTCATTTGGCTGATGGTCTGCGCTTCCTCAATCCACGCCACGTCAAAGCCCTCTAGCGACTTGATGCTGGCGGCGGTGTGGTTTTGCAGGCCCCGGAAGATGCACAAGGAACCGTTGCGGCCCCTGATTTCCTGATCGGTAATCGTGAAGAACGAGGCAAGGCTAAGCTGGTTGATCTTGTCCTCAATCAGTTGCTTAACGCTGTCCTTGATGCTGTTCTGAATTTCCCGAACACAGACAACGCGAAAGCTAGGCTTTGTCGCCATCAGCGCGACAGCATACCCCGCGAAGAAATGCGACTTGCCAGAGCCTCGGCCACCATATGCACCCTTGTATCGCGCGGGCCGTAGAAGCGGCGCGAATACAGCGGGTATGTCAAGCTGCGCCATCCGGCTTTACGATGTTGAGCGTGATAACGCCGGGAAGCGGGTTCTCTGGGTCGCTGCCGTGCATTGTCTGGATCGGCAGCACCTTACCCAGCAGCGCCATGAACGGGCCGGGGTTCTCTTGCGCCTGCAACGTCAGATAGCCCACCATTCCGCCATCGCCGCCCGCGTCCTGCGCCGCTTGCAGGATTGCGTCCTTTAGCAGCGCGGTCGTCTTGTTCGGCACGCCTTTGGGCCGTCCGGGGCCGGGAAGCCCCTTGCCAACGCGCAAGTTTTCCGTGGTTTGTTTTTCGGTCATCACACATCAATGACGTTAATGGTCGTACCTTCCGCCATGCCAAGATACACGGGCAGGTTGGCTGGGACGTAGACGCCCGTTGCGGGGGTGACAGTGCCGCCAGCGCGCGCATAGACGGCGGTTGCGCATACGATCTGGGCGATGTCGCCTTGGTTGGCGGTCAAAGCCCCTGCGGCTGATGTGGCAGACGAGGTGATGACCTCGCCCCGAACCTGCCCCGTGAATACGAGGTTCTGGCCGTTGCCGACTTGGCCGACTTTGCCGACTGTTACGTAAACGGATGCCATGATGGCCTCGCGGTGTGATGTGGGGGAAATGAAAAAGCGCGCAGGAGTTACCCCACGCGCAATTCTTCGATGATGGCAAAATACCGCTTTTCCGATTTCGCGTCAACCCATAGCTTTTGCCAGCCTGTCCAGCGCATCCCGTAGATGTTCCAGCCCGCGCTGATACGCTGCCCCGCGATAGGGCCGCTTTCCGTCAATGATAACCTGCGCCGGGGTGCAGCCGTCAAGCACGACAGCGCCGATGATTTCGCGGTCGGATGGTGACACTAGGCGGTTGACGGCATGGAAGCGGCTGATGCGGTCAATTTGGATAGTGACGGCGTGGTCAGGCTTGGGGCTGGATTGCACGCGGTCATTGTCAGGCCAGCCGGGGGTGCGCTGTGTGGCCTCGAATGCAT